ATTGAGAAAAAAACAGGAGTAATTTACAATTGTGTTATTGTTGATTATCTTGGTATCATGAGTTCTAATACCCCTACAGGCGTTGTTCGTGATGATTTAGGTGCGATTGCACTTGATTTAAAACGTTTTGCTCGTGAACAAAAGAAAATATTAATAACTGCGGTACAGTTAAACCGTAGTGGTAAAAAAGATATGGAACAGAAGAATGGTCATGCTGATACTGACGGCATTGCGGGTTCAGACCAAATCGCTGACCATGCTGATAATGTATTTGTTGTGCGTTCTTTGGACGAAGATACGGCGTTGGTAGAATCTTCAAAAACTCGTGACGGTAGTACATTTAGTTTCCATATTCAGAAAAATTATGATAAAATGCAAATGATAGAGATTGACGAATCTGAGTGGGAAGCAATATGAGCAAACGAATGTCAAATGAAGAATATGAACGGCTTAAATTACGTCGTAATTTTATAAATCAAAATATTGACGGCGTTGAATATATTAAAAGTCTTTTAAAAGTTAAAAAGGTTGGTAATATTTATACTGCATTGTGTCCGTTTCATAATGAGAAAACGGAATCCCTGAGAATATATCCCGAAGGATTTAAGGGTGAGGATGGTAAACCACAAGACCATACTTCTTGGTATTGTTTTGGTTGTAAAAAAGGTGGTGATATAGTTCGTTTCGAGGAACTATATTACAACCTTGATACGGCTAGTGACGCTTGTGATTCCTTGCAACATAAATTCAATATAGAGTTTGAGGGCGATAATCGGTTTAATGCTCTTAAAATGGCATTAAATGAAGCAAATAACGAAGTTGAAAAAACGATGACTTTACAAGAAATTAACTTCGTGTGTTCTATAGCTTTGAGGAATTATTTACGGTTTGTGTTGGAAAATCATGTTGACAAGTTTGACGAACAATATGAATATGTACAGTCAATTTTTAAGAAGTTAGACCGTGAACTAAAACAACGTAACGCTAAAGAAGCAAAAATTCTTATAAATATTACAGAAAATACTATTAAAAAACAAAAAGAACTGTTGACAGATTGTTGAGTATGTAGTATGATAAGTAATATAAAAAGCTCTTTGGAGCTAGAAAACAGTAAAGTTTTGACAAAAAGGAGAAATTAAAAATGACAAAACAGGAATTTATTACACAGGTTGCAGAAAGTGCAGAAATTACCAAGAAGGACGCTGAAAAGGCAGTTCAGAGCATGATTGATATTATTGTGAAGACTTTGCAGAAGGGCGACAAGGTATCTCTTGTAGGCTTTGGTACTTTTTTGGTTAAGGAACGTTCCGCTCGTAAGGGTCGCAATCCACAGACAGGTGCAGAGATTGATATTCCTGCTTCCAAGGCTCCAGGCTTTAAGGCAGGTAAGTCTTTTAAGGAACTTATCAACAAGTAATATTAAAATATAAAAATCCCACTAGGTTTAATATCTAGTGGGATTTTTGTTTAAAAAACTTTAAAAAAGGTATTGACATTTTACTACGTTTGTGTTACTATATAATCAAAGAACAGAACAAGTAAAGGAGCGGTAAATATGTTAGGTACAGGTTTAATGTTGGTAGGTGTAATTCTTATAGTAATTGCATTTTTAGGTTTGTTTACAGGTATATGTGGAGCTATTGCTTCCGCAGTATTATTGGTTGTTCGTACTATTATGAACGTTCTTTTCCACATGTTTAACGAGACACAGATTTCTAGTGAGTATTCTCAGTATATGAATGACAAGAAAGCTTCCGAACAGCTTGCAGAAGAAACTAGAGAAATGATTAAGCAGAAGGAAAGGGAAGATAAACGTAACAATACAATTAAGGAAGCAGTTTCTATTAAGATTGCAGAGTTCAAGGCAACTTATCCAAATGCAGATAAGCACTTGTTTGACGAGTATATTCGTGAGTTCACTAGCGGAACAATGGCAAGAACAAAGGACGTTGAAAAACGTATTCGTGAGAGCCATGTAAAGAACAGTTGCAGAAATGCCAAGAACAACTACACTGTAGATATGTTGAAGAATTATAAGTCTATCGGTCTGATTTATAATCATGATATGACGATGACTTTATATAAGCATGGTAACGATTATATCCTGCATGTTAAGTCGGCAAACGAAGATATAATTTTTACTTCTCATAATAAGCGTTTAATGGAACACGCAATGAACAATATTGATATGGCAATGGACAATGTATTTGCAAAAGACCATGATTTTAAGCATTTGAATCGTGAGCAGGTTGAAAATGCTTTTGCAAAGGCTGTAAATCAAAACAATTAAGGGGGTAATTTACATGAAAGTAAAACATTATACAAAGTATATTTGTCAAATTTGCGGTAAGGAATTTGACAACGAAAAGGAGTGCGGAAAACACGAGGCTCACGAGATGGGCTTGACTATAGAAGAATATAAGACATTGGAACAATTGGAATATAATGAAAAAAGAGCATACGGCACTTTGCCAATTGCAAATAATGACGAAACTAGGGCAAAAGCAGATTTTGCCACACGAGCCGTAGTGGAGTTTCGTCGAGAACATAATTTGGAAGAAAGTGATAATCTGTTGCATTGCTAATATTTTAAGAACCTGTTGTAATAATAGGTTCTTATTTTTATATGCAAACAATTATTTCCTATGTTTTCAACGAATAAATGTTTATTTTAGATATATTATTTTTTTGAACAAGTATAACAGAAAATATATTTTGACGTAAAATTAATGATAAAGGTGATATGAAATGAAGAAACATGATATGGCAAGAGCCATTGCTGACCGTATGGATGGTCTAACACTTACTCAAATTGAAGATTGTATTGATACTTTTTTTGAAGTTTTAGGTGACGAGCTTGCAGAAGGTGAGTCTTATAATCAGAAGAATTTCGGTACATTTAAGCGTATTGACCGTGCTCCACGTAAAGGTCGTAATCCTCAGACTCGTGAAATTGTTGAAATTCCTGCAACCAAGGCGTTGAAGGTAGTGGTTTCCAAGAGTTTGAAAACAAAATTGAACAATTAAAATTTAAAGAGCATTCTTTATAGGATGCTCTTTTCTGCTGTAATGACGAAATAACAATGATTTATAAGTGTATGTTTATTTTGAAATAATAAAAAACTTATGAATCGAGGTGAGAGGTGGGTGAAAACAGCAATTTTATTATTTACAAATGGAAGTTGAAAAATCAACATAAAAAAAGGTTTTCCCCTACAAATTATGAATAGTTCAAAATATTTTGACGAAGAAATTTTGTCTTGTCCACATTGTGGATGGCAACCTGACGAAGGTATAGAGGAAGAATTATTAGAGTTCTTAGATGAACTTCAAGAACAGGTGGAACAACCATTGGAAATCGTTGCTTGTGCTCGTTGCAAAGAATATAATGACGAAATTGGTGGTTATGAGAATAGTTATCACGTTCAAGGAATGGCTGTAGATATTGCAGTTCCTGACGATATGGTAATTGAAGAATTTGCCGACCTCTGTGAGGAATGCGGTGCTGAAGGGATTGTGTTAAAATATGACGATAACTTTGTGCACGTCGATATGCGTGGACACATTGACAGATACGAAGAATAATGTAAATTAAAATCACTACATGAATGGATATAAGTTTGTGTAGTGATTTTTTTTGTTGTGTTAATAATTGGGTTTTGAAATATATTGTTTTTGAAGCAAATTAAAATTTTTATAGGAAGTGATTATTATATGGCTGATGAAAAGCACGTTTCTCTTGGGAATTTAGCAAAATTCAAAGAGAAATATGACGAAAAATTGGCTGAGGAATTAGCGACAAGAGTAAATGTAGAAGAAGGTAAGAGCTTGTCTGCTAATGACTTTACTAATGAATTGAAAGCAACTTTGGAAAGTGCTTTACAACTTGACGACTTGATTACTTATGCTAAGAAATCTGATATTTCTAGTGTGTTTAAGTATAAAGGTAGTAAAGAAAATTTCGCAGATTTGCCTTTAGAGAACGAAATTGGTGATACTTGGGATATTGTTAATGCTGACAAAGAGCATGGTGTAGACGCAGGAGATAATTTGACTTGGAATGGTGAAAGTTGGGACAATTTATCGGGTGTTGTTAATTTAACCGCTATTAACATTAAGTTAGGTGAAATGGAAACGGCTGTAGAAAACATTGGTAAAGTGGATTTTGTTAGTGAAGAAGACATAAACAGTTTGTTCATGACTACAGTGAAACTACCTTATTTGACTTTTGAATCTGTAGAGGGGAATGCCTTTAATGTTAAATTATATCCTACGTGGGACGGTAAATTAGAATATTCTACTGATACTGAAAATTGGAGTGAAATAAATAAATCTACTACTCTACAAACAATAAATTCTTCTAATGACGGCAAATTGTATTTTAGAGGAAATGAAAATAGTGTAATAACAGGTGACGATGGTTTTAATAAACATTGGGCAATTTACACTACTTCTAATACCGATAAAATTAAATGTGTTGGTAATATAGAAAATTTGTTGGACTATACAACTACGATTAATGGTGAACATCCTACTATGGGTCAAAAATGTTTTTTCTACATGTTTTACAATTGGAACTCTTTGATAACTCCGCCAGAGCTTCCTGCTACAAAGTTAAGCGTTCAATGTTATCAAGGGATGTTTGAAGGGTGCGGGGGATTAATAGAAGCTCCCGAACTTCCTGCTACTGAGTTGGAAATTGGGTGTTATAATGCTATGTTTTATCGTTGTACTTCTTTAACTAAAGTTCCGAAACAACTACCTGCAACTACATTGGTTTATATGTGTTATACGTCAATGTTCCAAAACTGTACTTCGTTGAATGAAATACCGAAACTACCTGCTCTTGTTCTTGCAAATAATTGTTATCAAGCGATGTTTAGAGACTGTACGTCATTAGTTAAAACTCCTTCATTACCTGCCACTACTTTAGCGACTCGTTGTTACGATAACATGTTTTATCGTTGTACTTCATTAACTACAGCACCTGATTTACCTGCTACTGTATTGGCAAAAGACTGTTATTATGAAATGTTTACAGGTTGTACAAAATTAGTGGGTACAATCCATTGTCCTGATTCTGTAAAATATAATAGTGAAAATATTAGCAAAAAAGGTGACTTAAATGGGAATGTCACTGTTATTTATGATTTATAATAACCCCTACAACTATAAAACTAATTACCTATATGTTTAACACACAAATAATAAATTTAAAATTAAATATGTTTGTTTTGTAGAATACTATTTTGATAATTAATTTTGAGGTGATATAATATGGCTGAAAATTCAGAAAAACACGTAAGTTTTGCTATGCTGTCACATTTTAAAGATAAATATGACGAGAAATTAGCAAGTGAATTAGAAAAAAAGGTTGCAGTTGTAGAAGGTAAGGGATTGTCCACTAATGACTTTACTGACGAACTTAAATCTACTCTTGAATCTGCTTTGCAAGCAGACGATTTAACAGATTATGCTAAGAAGTCTGACATTACCACTGTATTTAAGTATAAAGGTTCTAAGGAGACTTATGCAGAACTTCCTACCGAAGATAATGAAATTGGTGATACTTGGAATATTGCTACTGCTGATTCAGACCACAATGTACTTGCAGGTGATAATGTTACTTGGACAGGTACAGCTTGGGATGTTCTTGCAGGTACAGTAGATTTGTCTCCAATCAATACAAAAATTGAGCAAATGGAACAGGATATTATTACAAATAGTCAAATGGATTTTGCTACCACAGAAGATATTGATAGCTTATTTGCTTAATTGTACATATTTTAAGCGTAATGTTCTACATTACGCTTTTTTTTATATTAAATATAATAGTAGAGTAAATAAAAAAAGAAAGGAATGACGTTATGAAGACGTATTCTAAAATGATGATGTCTGATAAGACGGCTATGCGGTATTTCTCTGAGATACCTGCTAGTACACATTTTAAGTTATATATTAAAGACGCAGTACCATCGGGTATGTTTATAACGCATTTTGTAGACGAGGAAGATTTGGTCGATACTTCTTTTGACCCTACAGCGGTGATACAGGCATTGGAAGAATTTATGCCAAACGCCAATAATTTGGATTCTGAGGGTATAGAGTATAGTTTTGATACACCAAAGAAATTATACTTTTATATTAAAGACGTTGGCACACCGTTTAAAATTTATATTGACGCAGAATGAGAAGGGTATAATTATATTATAAGATAAATTATGTAAAATAAATTGTCGTATTGTCAAATCTAACAAAAACGAATATGATATATTTGAAAATTTTAAATTAAATAGGAGGTTACGATGGCTAGTACAAAGGTTACTGACGATTATGGCGTAAAACAAATTCACGTCTTAGAAGGACTTGAAGCGGTCAAAACTCGTCCCGGGATGTACGTCGGGAGTACTTCTCAATCGGGTATTGACCAACTTGTATACGAAGTAATTGATAACAGTATCGACGAATTTGTTGCAGGTTGGGGTAAAGAGATTTCAGTTACCGTTTGCAAAGATTGTTCCGTAGAAATCATTGACCACGGTAGAGGAATTCCTGTTGGTAAGAATGACACTTTCAAAGATAAAAAAGGAAATCCGATTGACGCTTTGACGGGTATTCTTACCAATCTTCATGCAGGTGGTAAGTTTAAGACTGAAGGTTATAAATGTTCATCAGGTTTGCACGGAGTTGGTACAAAGTGCGTAAATGCGTTAAGTGATTCGTTTGACGTTATTGTAAAGCGTGACGGATATACATGGCATCAACATTTTTGTGAAGGTAATCCTACTACTGAGGTTGAGCGACTTGAACCAACAACTGAAACAGGTACAATTATTAAGTATCACCCTGATAAGAAAGTTTTTAAACTTACGTTACAGCCTAGCGAACGAATTAAACATCGTTTAAAAGAACTTGCTTCGCTTAATGCAGGGCTGAAGATTATTTATAAAAATGAAATTACAAAAGATAAACAGGAATATTGTTTTAAAAACGGTGTAGAAGGTTATACTTCTGCTATGGTTGAAAATAAGAAGAAACTTTATGATAATCCATTGAGTTTCAACAAGACCTATACCGATTCAGAAGGTCATGATATTATTTGTGACATTTCATTTATTCATGACGATGAATTAGAACCTAATAGTCAGATTAAATCTTTTGCAAACAACATTAATACTTATGAGGGCGGTTATCATTTAAAGGGATTTAAGGATTCTTTTAAGGAATGTATTAATGAATACGGTATGGATAAAAAGCTCATAAAAGAGCCGATTGAAATGCAGTATTTAATGGACGGCATTCACGCTACTATTTCTGTAAAATTGTATGACCCTGAGTTTGAAGGTCAGACTAAAACCAAACTTGGTAGTGAAGAAGCACAAACCGCAGTAAGTACAGTTGTGCACGAATTCTTTGACGAAATTTCAAAGAAAAAGGAATATAAACCTATTCTTGACGCTATTGTTAATAGAGCAATGAAAACCAAGGAAGCTGAACTCGCTGCTAGACGGGCGAGAGCGGTTAGCCGTAAAGCCAAAAATGCTATGAAGATTTCGCTCCCAGGCAAATTGGCTGATTGTTCGATTAAGGATGGTTATCGTGAATTGTGGATTTGCGAGGGTGATTCCGCTGCGGGGTCAATGAAAGAAGGACGCAACAGAGCATATCAGGCTATACTCGGTTTGAGAGGTAAAATTCTCAATGTAAGTAAAGCAGATATTTCTAAAATCCTTAATTCAGATACAATCAAAGGTATTTTTGCTGCTATTGGTGGCGGTATAGGTAAGAATTTTAAACTTGACGACGTAAGATATGATAAAATTATTTTGGCAACAGACGCAGATGTGGACGGTAGCCACATTCGTACTCTTGTATTAACTTTAATGTATTATTACATGCCGTCATTGATTGAAAGCGGTAGCGTTTATTCAGCACAACCACCGTTGTATCGTATTATTAAATCTAATAATGAATCGGTTTATTTGCTTAGTGATTCTGAATTGAAGGATTATAGAACTAAGCATAAGAATGAAAAATATCAGGTAAACCGCTTCAAAGGGTGAGCGTAAACTTGGCCCTCACAGACTTTTCTGTTTATCAGCAGGGTACACAACACAATAGTTGTGTGCTAACGGAACGAGCCTGACCGTGTAATGACGAAGGTAAGCCCGTGGGAAACATTAATCAATGATTAATGAACTTGTACTGACTATCCCTCGGAAGGGGAGTAGGGGTACTATTGATACGTACTTCGAAAAGGTCTGACGGTCTATGACCGTTAAGAGATAGTCGATGCTTGTAGAAATACAAGGTTAACATGTAGGTGAAATGAATCCCGAACAGCTTAGAGATACTACTATGGATATTAGCAAGCGTACTTTACGTCGTATTACAATGGAAGACGCAGACGAAGTAGCAGAGTTGTTTGAAACTTTAATGGGTAAGGATGTTATTAAACGTAAAAACTTTATTGAAGCTAATTCTAGTGAAGTAGATTTGGAAGCTCTTTAATAATTAAAGGAGAAGCTAAGGCTTCTCCTTTTTTATTTTACTAAATTTTGTAATTTTTACTCTTTGTTTAAAAGTGTTTATATTATAACGTAATATTCGTCGTTTTTGAAAAATACTTGAAAAACATGTTGACGAATGATATAATTGACGAAAGTAGACGTATGTAATCTTTTATATATAGAGAAAGGATGTTGGTTATGTCTACGTTAGAACAAAGAAGAAAATTTTATGAGTTTGCTCACGACTATGACTCCAATGTATCTAGTATTGCAGAACATGTCTTCAAGGACGACAAGGCTTTGTATGCTTTTGCAGTTATGTGTAATAGCGATATACAAAGTATTGAAAAAATGGCTAATCGTCACAGAAAAGAAGCTTGTTCAAAAACTCATAACTGTAATTTAGAATGTGTTTGATATTTTGTTTAATAATTCTTTGTGTTTTATCTATACTATAAGTAGAAAATAAATGTAAAGGAATGTTAAACAATGGCTTCATTATGGCTTTCTATGGATATTGATAATAAAGTGGCTCAAAGTCAGATAGCATATTATCAAACAATTCTAAAATCAAAAACTTATGGTGATTGGGAAGACCCAACACAATTTCATATAACGCTAGATTATCTTGGCAAAGACGAAACTGATTTTGAAAAAGTGGTTGAAGCAATGAAATTGTTCGAGGAAGAAAACACTTTATTTAATCAGTATGTTTTTGCAAATAAAATTAACCGCTTTGACGGTGGTGCTTTGTGGATGGGCGTAGATGATTGTCAGAAATTGTATGATATACATTATGCAATGGAAGAAAAATTTAAACAAGTTGGTTATCAAAAAGCTCCCGACAAATTTGAAGGATATACACCACACATTACTTTGGCTTATAACACACCTGAAATAGATTATGAAATCGAAACAAAAAAAATTCCTGTTCCTGTAACTAATATTACTTTATGGAATTCTTTTAAGGTGAACGACCAATATGTGTCCAATTATTTATATAAGATAGACTTAACAAGATGAGACGGGGGATAATGATGAAAAAAACACGGGAAAGTGCTAGTAATGAAAAAATGTATCGGTGTCCACAATGTTCTAATATGATACCTGAGGAAACAAGAGATTTAAAGAAATGTATGAAATGCGTGGGCGGTTCAAATTTTGTACAGCGTAAATCGCAGTTAGGCGAAATGCTTGCACCTGCTTGTCATTAACAAAGAGAGCTTTGCTCTCTTTTTTGTTTTGTGTAAAACTTGACTAATTTTCTTGTATCTCAATATACTAATTTCAGTTAGTAATATAGGAGGAACACTTGATGGCTAAAAAAACCGACAAAAAAGAAGATATTGAATCTTTAATTGCCAATGAGAATATTATTGATTATGGCGTAGATAAAGAAATGCAGAATTCTTATTTAAGCTATTCAATTCTTTCGATTGTAGACCGTGCTTTGCCTGAAATTCGAGATGGTATGAAACCCGTACAACGAAGAATTTTATATACGGGCAAATTTAAAGGTTATGATTCTAATAAACAATATATGAAATCTGCACGATATGCAGGTGACGTTATGGGTCTTTTCCACCCACATGGCGATTGCTATGGTACTATTGCAAATATGGCAAAACCTTGGGTTATGCGTTATCCGTTGATTGATTTTCACGGCAACCTTGGTTCTATTGACGGCGATAGGGAAGGTGCAGGACGTTATACAGAGGTACGTTTGGATAGAAAGGCTTATGAACTTCTTGAAGACGTAATGGACAGACATAGTGTAGATTTTAAGCCTAACTATTCTGAAACTGACGAAGAACCTGTAGTTTTACCTGCGTTGTTCCCGAATTTTTTGGCAAATGGTTGTCCTACGGGTATTGCAGTAGGTTATACTGCTTGCACACCTTCTCATAATCTTACTGAGTTGTGCGATATGTTGATTTATGCGTTACAGCATGAAGAATATACACTAAAAGATTTAATGAAGATAATGAAAGGCCCTGACTTTCCGTATGGGTCTAAAATGCTTAAAGAGGGTTTGGAGCATTTATATAAGACAGGTGAGGGCAAACTTACATTCAGAGCGAATTATGTTGTTGAAACTAATGCAGAAAATAATAATCCTCAGATTGTATTTACAGATATGCCACCATATTCTGATAAGCCCAAGATTGTAGAAAAGATTGACGCATTGATTAATGAAAAGGCTTTACCGAGAGCTTTGTCTGTGCGTGACGAATCTACAGGTATGCAAGAAATCAGAATTGTTGTGGAATGTATGCCTACTGCCAATATTAATCTTATTATTAAGGATATTTTTGAAAAAACAAAACTTCAATCTAGTGCTAGTTTCCATATGCGTGGCATTTTGGATAAGGAATTGAAACTTGTTACATTAATGGACTATGTTGATATTTACTTGGAACATAGATTTGAGGTTTGTACTAAGCGGTATACTCATCTTGTTGATACATATGGCAAAAAGTTGAATATTCAACGTGGTTTGGCAAAGATTGTTGAAGATATTAAGACAGCAATTAATATTATTATTGATTCTGAAACAGTTGCGGAAGCTAAAGAAAAATTGGTTGCTAAGTATAATCTTAATGAAGAACAAGTGGAATATATTCTTGAACAAAAAACACGTTCTTTAGTAAGCAAAGATAGAAATGTTATTTTTGCAAAAATTTCCGAACTTGAAAAGCTTATTGAAGATTGTCAGGCTAAACTTAATAGCAAGGAAGTTATGACACAGGATATTGTTTCTCAGTTGGAAGAACTCAAAAATAAATTCGGTGACAAGCGTAGAACTAAAATTGTGTCTAGCTTTGACGAATTTGATACAGGAGCAGAAGATGTTCCTGAAGAAGTTGTGGCAGTTTTGTATGCTAATGGCAAAGTAAATGTGTATGAAACAGAAGAATATGCGAAATTTGTTGCCGATAAAACATATAAGGATAGAACCAATATGTTTAAACAAGCGTTAAAGTGTAGGCGTTCAGACGATTTGCTTATTATTAACAAGACAGGGTTGGTTGAACGTGTTCCAATGAACGCTTTGCAATATAATAATATGAAATTTGCTGACGCTATTAATATGATTAAGTTTGACATTGATTCAGATAAAACTCTAATTTCTGTATTGAAAAATGGCAATATTAAGAAAACTTTTGTTAATAAAATGAAATTTAAGATTAATAAGCCAACACAGATTATTAAAGATATGGATTCTGAAATTGTTGTAAATCATTTGGTAGACGATTTGCAGGAAGAAACTATTACACTTGCAACTAATAATGGTTGCATTGGTAGATTTAGTGTTAACTCCTTTACTGCAACGGCTTGCGGAGCAAGAGCAATGGGTACGTCAAAACTTGACGACGGTGATTTTGTTGTTGACTGTAAGATTAGTAATGTAAAAGACGACATCAAAAATAAATTGTTGTTATTATTTGCATATAATGACGGTAAACTTGGATATAAGGTTATTAACATTAGCGACCTTATGGTTAAGGGTAGAACTGCAAAGGCTTTGAATTGTATTTCAGGTCGGAAAGTCGACCATTTACTGCAGATTGGCATTGCGGAAAACGAATTTGTTTTGTTGGATAATAAGAATAAAGAATATACGTTCGATAAATATAATGTAACAAATAGAATTGTAAAGAACGGTGAACCGTTCTCCAAGACTTTGGGTGTTAATAATTTTATTGAGCTGTAATGATTTTAAAGCGTGGAAGATAGAAAATTTTCCACGCTTTATTTTTTTGTCTTTAAATATATTTACTAAATGAAGGGCAATTAAATATAGTAAATTTAGGAAAGAAATAGGAGGTTTTGCAAATTGGCAGTTACAAAAGATTCTGACGTGTTAAAAGTCAAATGTAGGTTTTGTGGTAAAGAGGTAGATGCTACAAAATTGTTGTATGGTAAGAAGAAAGATATTACCATTTGTGAGGATTGTTTGAACATTTGCAATAGTATTGTTGCAGATAGAAAAGGCGAAACTCACGAAGTATTTGAAATGAAAGAAGTTCCAAAACCAATGGAACTTAAAAAGAAATTGGACGAATATATTGTAGGTCAGGAGAAAGCTAAGAAAATTATTTCTGTTGCTGTTTACAATCATTATAAGAGAATTGCAAAACTTAAAGATTCAGCAGTACAGAAAGCTAACATTTGCTTGATTGGTTCGAGCGGTAGTGGTAAAACTCTTATTGCTCAGACTGTAGCAAAGCTTTTGGACGTGCCTATTGTTATTGCAGATTGTACGTCCTTTACTTCTGCGGGATATGTGGGGAGGAACGTTGAAGATTGTTTAGCTTCTCTTGTAAAGAAAGCTGATGGGGATGTTGCAAAAGCAGAACGTGGTATTGTATTTCTTGACGAAATTGATAAAATTGCAGGTCATGCAGGTGGTGGCACAAAAGACGTTGGTGGCGAGGGTGTTCAGCAAGCACTTTTGAAAATGATTGAAGGTACTACAATGTATCTCCCAAAAGAAAAAGAGAACTTTCTTGGTGGAGAAGAACAAATGACTATTGATACTACCAATATTTTATTTATCGTTAGCGGTGCTTTCGTAGGCATTGAGAAATTTATTAAGGCAAAGGAAGAAAACAAGGGTATTGGCTTTGGTTCTTCTCCACATAAATTGTCTGATAAGGAAAAGAATAATCTTCTTGACCGTGTAACTCAGGAACATTTGATTAAATTTGGTATGATTCCTGAATTTGTTGGTCGTATTCAGACTATTGCAGTTCTCCATAAGCTTGACGAAGAAGCCATGGTGAAGATTTTGCAAGAACCAAAAGACGCTTTAATTAAACAGTATCAGCAGTTAATGGAAGTAGACGGTGTATCTTTAAAATTCGATAACAAGGCTATTCATAAGATTGCAAAAATGGCAATGAAGAATAAGACAGGTGCGAGAAGTCTTAAATCCATTTTGGAAAATACCATGCTTGATATTATGTATACTGCTCCTACCGAGAACACCAAGGAAATTGTTATTAAAGAGGAAGATGTTAAGGCAGAAAATGTATAATGATATTAATTTAATACATGGCGACTGTTTGACGGAAATGGCAAAAATCGCAGATAAGTCTATTGATATGATTTTCTGCGATTTGCCTTATGGCACGACGGCAAGAAATAAATGGGATAGTATCATTCCATTCCCTATGCTATGGGAACAATATAATCGCATAATTAAAGACGATGGCGTTATTGCTCTATGGGCACAAATGCCATTTACCGCCAAATTAGTAATGTCTAATTCCAATATGTTTAGGTATGAGTGGATTATAGAAAAAACAAGTGCGACAGGTTTTCTTAATGCTAAGAAAATGCCAATGAAAGCACATGAAAATGTTTTGATATTTTATAAAAAATTACCTACTTATAATCCACAAATGACACATGGACACCAAAGAAAAGTAAGTAAAGCAGAACATAAAGTCAACTGCAAAAAAACTACTGATTATGGGGAACATGGGTTAACCACATACGATAGTACCGATAGATACCCACGGGACGTTTTAACGTTTAAATGGGACAAGCAAAAAAGTAGATTACATCCTACACAAAAACCCGTAGAAGCTTGTGAATATTTTATCAAGACTTATACAAATGAGGGTGATATAGTTCTTGATAATTGTATGGGCAGTGGTACTACAGGTGTTGCTTGCAAAAATTTAAATAGGAAATTTATTGGCATGGAATTGGACGAACAATATTTTGATATTGCTCGTGAAAGGATAGAAAATGCTTAAAGAAGGTTTATATTTAGGCGATTGTCTTGATATAATGACAAACATTCAAAATAAAAGTGTAGATTGCATTGTGTGCGATTTGCCCTATGGAACAACTAAATGCAAATGGGACGTAATAATACCTATAGATAAATTGTGGGAACAATATAATAGGATTATAAAAGACGACGGTGCAATTGTGTTGTTTGGGCAAGAACCTTTTTCATCTTTAATGCGAGCGAGTAATCTTCCTATGTATAGATATGATTGGGTATGGCAAAAGCAAAAACCTTCCAACTTTCAGTTAATGAACTATCAGTGTGGAAGGGTGCATGAAAATATTATGGTTTTTAGTAAAGCTAAAGCGTGCTATACGTCCAATCATATAAGTATGAATTATTATCCGCAAAAAGAAAAAAGAGAGAAAGAAAGAACTTCTAATGTAAAAATTTATGGAAACAATAATTTGTTGCATGAATACAAAAATGGAACAAAGGATAATATAAAAACGTACAAGGATAGATTACCAATTTCTATATTGAAATTTAATACTGAATTCAAAAAAGTACATCCTACGCAAAAACCATTGGCTTTGGTTGAGTATTTAATAAAAACTTATACCAAAGAGAATGATTTAGTTCTTGATAATTGTATGGGTAGTGGTACTACAGGTATTGCGTGTAAAAATTTAAATAGGAAGTTCATTGGTATAGAATTAGATAAGCAATATTTTGATATTGCAGAAAAGCGAATTAATGATAATTGAGTCATTTTTGGAAACGGTTGCAATTATAATTGCTACATCAATATTATTTTTGTTGCAATTGTTTTTGGATAAATAATGTATTTATATAGGGGAGAAAGATGAAAACGAACTATGACGTTGTAATTGTCGGAGCAGGACCAGCGGGTATTTTTGCTTCTTATGAGCTGATTATTAACAAGCCTGACTTAAAGGTGCTTCTTCTTGAAGAAGGAAATGACGTTTATAAGAGAAAGTGTCCTATTGTTGAAAATAAATCCAAAAAGTGTGTAAGCTGTAACCCATGTAATATTATGCGTGGTTTTGGTGGAGCAGGAGCTTTTTCTGACGGTAAGTACAACTTTACTACTCAGTTTGGTGGGTGGCTCAATGAGTATTTGCCCGAAAAAGAAATTATGGATTTGATTAATTATGTTGATAAAATCAATCTTGCTTTTGGTGCTCCTAAGAGTGTATTTAATACTACTAATTCTACAATTAAGGATGAGGCTTTAAAGTATGATATTCATTTGCTTGACGCTTCTGTTAGACATTTGGGCACAGAAAATAACCTTAAAATTATGTCCTCAATTTATGAATTTTTAAAGGATAAGGTAGAAATTAGATTTAAGTGTCCTGTGGATAAAATTGTGGATTCCCATAATGTTGTTTTGAAAAATGGTGAGGAAATTTCTTGTGACAACTTGATTGTTGCGTCAGGGCGAGCAGGAGCTTCATGGTTTGCGGAACAATGCAAAGCTATGGGGCTGAATGTATCTAGTAATAGAATTGATTTGGGAGTGCGTGTGGAAGTTCCTGCGTCTGTTATGAAACATATTACAGACGAGGTATATGAAGCTAAGTTGCTTTATAGAACTAAAAAATATGGTGATATTGTAAGAACTTTCTGTATGAACCCTAATGGACAGGTAGTTGCTGAAAATACTAATGGTATTATTACAGTAAACGGTCATAGTTACGAAGATAAAAAATTGCAGAGTGAGAATACGAACTTTGCATTGTTGGTAAGTAATAAATTTACAGAACCTTTTAAAGAACCTAATAAATATGGTGAAAGAATTGCGTCATTGTCTAATTTGTTGGGTGATGGTGTTATTGTGCAGAGACTTGGCGATTTGCGTAAAGGCAGAAGAACCAATGAGCATAGATTGAGTAAGAGCTTTACAAAACCTACACTTAATGCCACTGCAGGTGATTTAAGCTTGGTATTACCAAAAAGACATTTGGATAACATTTTGGAAATGCTTGAAGCACTTGATAATATAGCAAAAGGTATTAATAATGACGACACTTTGTTATATGGTGTAGAAGTAAAATTCTTTAGTTCTAGGGTTGAAATTGATAATAATTTAAAAACCAAGAACGGTATTTATGCTATAGGTGATGGTTCAGGATTAACAAGAGGATTGTCACAGGCTTCCGCAACGGGTGTGTTTGTTGCAAGAAAAATTTTAGCAGATATAAAATTCGTTGAAAGGATTAGAAGATTAGAGGGTGAAGTAAATGACATTACAGGAAGCAATACAGCATTGTCTTGAAAAGGCACAGGGCTGTGATGAATGTTCTAAAGAGCATAGACAGCTTGCAGAGTGGTTAATGGAGCTGTTAGAGTATAGACGGAATGATAATAATAAAAAAGGGTAGTAGTTCAATCTTTAACTGCCCTTTGTAATACTAAATATGCCAATTATGTTGTAGATTACTAAGGGGTGGATTAATATTGAACTTAGGTGCTGAAAATAATAGATTTGATACAATATGGTGCAAAGACTTAGATGTAGAAAATGGTGTAATTGGTGGTGGCGGTGATATATCAGTAGGTACAATAATTCCTTATATGGGAACAACACCGCCAAAAGACTTTTTAGCTTGTGATGGTACAGTATATAATATAGCTAAATATCAGCAATTAGCAAATCATATTAACAGACAATTTGGTTCATATAATTTTTTTGGTGGAGACGGAACAACAACTTTTGCAGTTCCCGATTTGCGTGGTGAGTTCTTACGTGGTACAGGTACTAATAGTCATACTAATCAAGGTAGTGGAGCTAATGTTGGTGTACACCAAGATAGCACAACTGTTCCTACCATCTACACGACAGGTAATGGCTTAGACGGTTTAGGTATGTGGACAACTGGTACTAGTACACAACAACTAGTAAAAAATGCTGATGGTGGCTCTACTACTAATTACTACACTTATGTATCACTTACTGATAAAGGGGCACAGGTAGAAGCATCTGGGCTAAACAATGTTCGTCCAACAAATACATCAGTATTATACTGTATAAAATATAAATCAAGTAATGATATAACTAACGCAACAAGTTTAGATGAAACATTATTGTATAGTGGTAATGACCAAATAACAGCTACAACAGGCTCAACTGCATATACATTAAGCGATGATATTACAAATTTTGATTATATTATTATAGAAGTAGAGGGAAATCAGCAAAATGCAACTAGTCCAAGCACTACAAGACTGTGTTCATCACAGGAGTTGGAAAACACAGTAGTTTATTACGGATGCTCTATTGGTGAACATAGGGGAGATGCTTACACAACCTATTTTGATGGTTGGGTTTCTTGTGCTACATCATTGGAGGCAAGCACCACTACTATTAGATTTGCATTAAGGGATAAAACATCAAACATAAATTCAGTAATACTAAAATCGGTTATAGGAATAAAGAAAAACTCTCTATCAACAGCAGATATAGCAGAAATGGCTATGCCTAGTGAGGTAGGCATATCAGTAAACAGTGGTGATACTGTTAATGCTAATGGATGGCTTAATGTGGGTATAAGGTCGTCTAGTGACAATGGAGCTATTGAAATAAAGATAAGTAATAGTGGTGTAGATAGGTATGAAAATATAAGAGTAATAGGCAGTGGTCTATGGACAGCAAATTCATTTGCAGTTAGGAAAGATAGTACAATAACTTTTAAGCCATCTAATGGTGCTACTATTGGTTGGGCTTCACTCAGTTACTCAGTAGGAGATGCAAAAGCATTAGGATTATTATAAATAAAAAAGGTTGTTTGTTTAATGTTGAAAAGAAATTATACATATAATATAGGAGATATAGAATACTCAGATGGTGGTATAAGACTTACTTGTAAGACAGCAGGAACAACTTCTACAGAAGATTTAGTAATACCACCTAATGTTAGCGAAGTAACAGATGGGACAGTGGTGTGGTCACTAATAGATATATCAGGGGGAAATGACCAAGTAGGTACTATAATACAGTATTTTGGGTCAAATCCACCTAAAGGATTTTTAAGCTGTGACGGAAGTATTTATAATATTATTGATTATTCAAGATTGGCTAATCATATTGAAGTAGAGTTTGGCAGAAAGAATTTCTTTGGTGGAGATGGTACTATTACATTTGCAGTACCTGACCTTAGAGGGGAGTTTTTAAGAGGCACAGGAACTAATTCTCATACTAATCAAGGTAACGGTGCTGATGTAGGTGTACATCAAGATGGTACTGAACATCCAGAAGTATACGCTTGGTCAAATAATCAGATAGGCATAAGCATTAGACATCATACTGTTAATACGACTAATAATGGCCCAAGAAAAGAAGATGCTCCGTTGATGACAAGAGTTGGTGGTCTTAGTGCATCAGCTAGTCCTTTTGAAGCATCAGGTAAACATTCATTCACTTCAAGACCAACAAATACTTCCGTATTATATTGCATAAGGTGGTAGATGATGTGGTAAAAAGAAATTTTAACTACAATGTAGGTAATATAGATTATAATTTAGACGGAACAAGATTAGTATGTAAAGTAGCAGGAAAGACAGGAACAGACCCCTTAACAATACCAAGTGAAGCAACAGAAGTTGTAGACGGAACAGTAACTTGGAGTTTATTAGATGATTCAATAGTAGAAATGTCTGCTCCTAGTAGTGTCTATTTAACACAAAGTTATTCTAATGTATCTGCTTGGACAGAAAATACATATATTGCTCCTAGTGATGGTTATATAAATGTAAGGACAACCGCAAGTTCTATAAGTGGTACAGCAATAATAGCTGTGAGCGGTCCAACTATACGACAAAGTAATTTGGTAAATTCTAGTAGTAATTGCTATACATATATGCCTGTAGTTGGTGGGCAAACAATAACTATCAGTAGAGGTAAAGCACATACTAATCTGATAGTTTATTTCTTTTATAGTATAGCCTCAGCGAAGGGATTGGGATTAATTTGAGTTCAAAAAATATATATCTTGAAGATTTAGCTGACTATGATAGTAAGTTAAAGGAACAAACTAACATATTACAGAGAAATAAAGATTATTCTGTAGGTACAATAATAAATAAAGGAAACACATTTTTGCGTTGTACGGTAGCAGGAAAAACAGCAAATGCTTCAATAGATTTAAGTAATTACATTGTTGGTGATAGAGTAGTATATGGCACAGCAGTATTTGAAGTAATGGACGAAAATGGTGATTGCTTATGGAAGTATGACGAGAATGGTAATTTAGTACCAAATGATAGAAGTAATAGACTTCCAATAGGTAAAGCTAATAGTGTACCTAGAAATACTACTCTTTATAGGTATGCTAGTGGTGATGAATTAGGTAATATATCCAAAACACTTGCTTTGGGTGATGACGTATTTAAATTCGATTATATAATTATCGAGGCTAGGGGTATTCCTTCAAGCGGTTATTCTTTTGAAAAGACTATAATGGTAGCTCCTGAAGGAGATTTAGAGTGGCAGTTACGGTATTCTGAGCCGACAGTAGATTATTTCTTTAATGTAGCTTTAACATTAGATGCTGGTGGTAGACAAGCATTTGCTACGTTGTTAGATAAAGGTAGTACAATAGCTAATGTAGTAATAAATAAGATTGTGGGCATAGAATTTGTACCAATGAGTACAGAAAAGTTGATGCAGAATTTGATAGCATCAGCCCCAACTTATTATGAGAGAGATAGCTTACCTGTACCTAATAAAACAACTATAACAATTAGTAAGACTTGGGTAAATGTAAATAATACAGGCTTTGTAAATGACGAGAAAGTATTGGATTTAACTAATGCAGTAAGTTGGGATAATAATACATATACCACAGCAAGCAATAGAGCAGGTAAAGATTTTTACATTTATGCCTTAGAGACAGGTGAGTATATTTTATCAGCTAACTCTACAGTACCTACAGGCTATACAGCTACAAATAGCAGAAAGATAGGTGGTTTCCACTGTCTTTGTGCAAATGTTGGTACAATTAGTGGGCATACATTAAGTGGTTACTTAGTAGGAGATATTTTACCATTAAGTGTATGGGATTTAAAGCATAGAGCAATAAGCGAAAATGAAGGAATGGTATGGATTCAAGAAATTGGGCTTTGGGCAGATATTTATTTATGCAGTTGGAATGGCTCAAATCTTGTAAGTAAGTTTAATCAGGAGTGTGTAACAGGTACAAGCACAAAAGCCATGCATGGAATAATGATGGCAGAAGAATTAGGCTTAGTAGGTAAAAGACTACCTACTTATGATGAATTTATAGTTTGTGCAAAAGGAACACCAGAGGGCGACCATATAAGTACAGGAGCAGTACCAACAGGTGCAGGTGGTCACGTAGGAACATTTGGGGCAAGAATAATAAGTAATTATGGGCTAGAGGATTGTGTTGGTGTATTATGGCAGTGGTCAAGTACATTAGCAGAACATTATGGAACAAGCGGTAGTAATACTGCATATTGGAGAGATAATTCAACTGATTATTGGTTATCGGGTTATGATTGGAAAGACATTTCAGTATATAACCCTACAGTAGATGCGGTAAAGCGTGGTTCTTGTTATGGGCTGCTTCGGCGGTTGTTATTGGGCGGTGGCTATGATGCTTCTCTGACTTCTTGCGGTTCTCGGATGGCTTCTTGTTATGACTTTGGTTCTCTTCTTTTTGTTAGTGTCGGTGGTCGGGGTTTTTGTAGAATGAGGTGATATAAATTGGCAAAAATTTATTATAATATTAATAATCTTGGTGAGTATACAAACAATTTGAAATTGGCTCAATTAAAGGTTCGTCAAGGTGATTGGGAAAATTTTGGCGAGTCTGATGAGGAATTTGTAATGCAGTCGGATGGTAGTGGTTATGTTAAGAAAAGTGAGTATATTGAACAAGAATTACTACCGACACCACCTTCTACAGAGGAACAGATTGCAGAAATTCAAGAGACACTTTTAACATTAATGGGTATGGGGGAATAGTTTGATGGAAAAATTTTTCGCAACTTGTTTGATTAAAGGAACTTTGTCTTGGGAGTCACTCAAAACTAATAAAGAAGATTATGTTGATAAAGTATTAGCAATTCTTGACGAACGTGGTTATAAGATTGACGAGGACGGCAAGGTTGTAAACAAATAAAAAAAAAGAGGCTTATAGCCTCTCTTTTTTTTGTTTTTATAAATCGTAAACAACTGTAACTGTTTCAGGTAATGAACCTTGATTACTCAAATTATATTCGTTGTTTTCAATAATTGCAGGACAATGAATTTCACCATGTAAATTGTCACAACCTATAAACATGAAATCATAACAACCTTCTGCTAATTCTGTGGCAGGGAATAGTTTAAAAATTTGTGTTAATGCATTGCAATGTGTAAACATTGCAGTATAACAGTTGTCAGCCAAAACAATCGCAGGTAAGTTAGGTACTTCAATTAATGAAGTACATTCAGAAAACATGCTATAATAACAATTTTTTGCTAAATTTAAAGCGTGTAATTCAGGTGCTTGGGTCAATGAAGTGCATTCAAAAAACATCTGCCTGTAACAGTCTTCCTCCAAGTTTATGGCAGGCAATGCTTTTGGCACAGTTGTTAAGGAAGTACATTTGTTAAACATATTCATGTAACATTCTTTTGCTACAGTTGTTGCAGGTAAACTTGGTGCTTGTGTTAATGAAGTACAATTAAAGAACATTTGTTGATAACAACCTTCTGTTAAAGTGGTTGCAGGAAGTTCTGTTTGAAAGTTTGTTAAACTTGAACAATTTTCAAACATTGAACCATAACATTTTGCTTTAAGCTCTGTAGCAGGTAATGTTGAACTCTGTTTTAGTGAAATACAATCCTTAAACATTGTGGAATAGCAATAATCTCCTAATATTGTTGCATGTAAATTAGGTGTTTTTGTCAATGACTGACAATTAATAAACATGGACATATAACAACAATCTTTTAATTCAGTAGCAGGAAGTTCAGGAGCTGTTGTTATTGCGGTGTTAGCAAACATTCTACAATAACAATATGGAGCAAGTTGTTTTGCAGGTAAATAAGGTGCTTTCGTTAAACGTGGCATACTTCTAAATAGTCCATAAAAACAGCCTGTTCCCATAGTAGGATGTTCACCATTTGAAACTTTTTCATAATCCAAAAGAGTTTCGATATTGCCTGTACATTCCAAATCAACATTACCGTCAACACTACAAATCCATTTATGATAATTGGCACCGCCAATGTATTTGGTAACATATGTATTGCCGCGACCACGCATATAAAGTACGCCATTAGGAGCATAACCACTATCATCGCCCAACCAAGTTGTCCAATGCTCTTTGTCTGTGGAAATCTCAATTTCTCCATCCCAAACTTTTCTTAAATTTTCGTTAAGTGAAATAGTACCATTTAATTGTCCTTGGCGTTCTTCTTCTGTTAATTCTACATAAATGTAAAAAGCACTGCCGTCAGAAGTTTTAAATGTTAAAAAATCATTTGAATAATATTCAAATGGGATTTTTTCGTCAACGCCCTCATAAACGCTACCTGCGGTTGCTGAATTGTTGTATAAAAATCCTGTCATGGAATTTATGCCGAATATTGTCGCAGAAACTGTAGGAGCTACAGTTAAAGAACAGTTTGCAAACATATTTACATAACATTCGTCAGAAAGTACATTTGCAGGAAAAGTTGGAGCTTCAACTACGTCCTTATTGTTTTTAAACATACTAGCAAAACATCTATTTCCCATAGTAGGATGTTGATTTTTTTCTACTTTTTTATAGTCTAAAAGGGTTTCAATGTTACCTTTTATTTTTATTGCCATTATTTATCACCTCTTTGCTTATAAATCATAAACAACGGTGACGTTTTCATTTAAGCCACCTTTGTTAGTAATATTGTTTTTGTTACTGCTTACAGAAGCAGGACAATGAATTGTGCCTGTTAAAGAAGAACAATCTTTGAACATTTGAGTATAGCAATTAACAGACAATTGTGTTGCAGGTAATTCCATGTCTGAATTTGCAAAATTTAACATAGTACAGCCATTAAACATATCAGAATAACAGTTTGAACTTAAAGTTATTGCAGGTAATTGTGGGACGGTTGAAATTTTTACACAACCGCTAAACATAGTATCATAACAACCTACAGCTAAAGTTGTTGCAGGTAATTCAGGAGTACCTTCCAACACACTACAATTTTGGAACATGTTGCTATAACAATAATCGCTTAATGTTTCAGCAGGTAAGGTAGGGGCTACTGACAATTTAGTACAGTCAGCAAACATTTTAAAATAACAATAATCAGCCAATGTTTCAGCGGGTAAAGTGCTTGGAATACTTGTTAATTCTGTACAACCTGCAAACATTTCAGAATAACAATTAGCAGATAATGTAGTAGTAGGTAAATCAGGAGCTTGTGTTAATTTCACCCAATTTTTAAACATACTAGCAAAACAATTTTCTCCCATAGTAGGATGCTCATTTTTTGCTACTTTTTCGTAATCTAACAATGTCTCGATATTTCCTTTTATTTTTATAGCCATAAATTATCACCTTTTATATGGACAAATTAAACTTCTCTAACAACAAATGGAACGTCGTCGGAGATTATAGTATTGTTTACACCACGCAAATATAATTTGCCGTCTGTGGAAGTGATTGTACTACCGTCCCATTCAGTCCAATTTTGGGTGTCATAAGAATATTCTAATTTACCGTCCCAAGTTTTGGTGGCTTGAAGTTCTACTTGTTTATCTGCAGAATCTGTTTCAAAAGTTACATAAGGCAACTTTTCTTCGTCAGTTTTTGGTTCTTCTGATTCTTCAGGTTCGTCAGGTAACTTAGCAGCTTCTTCAAGTAATTTTTCTAAGAAATAAATATCAATTTCAATCCATTCAAAGAGAGTTGCGTCTTCTTCGTTAGCTTTGTAAATCCAACCAATTTTATTTTCTTTGTCGGCTTGGCTACGAAGTACAATGTCACCTTCAACGAAAGTACCTTCTGTTGGAATAGTTTGGTTTAAAATAACTTTGTGTTTTAATTTTTTATCTGCTACAACATTGATAAAATACTTTGCTGTCATAGCGTCAGCCACTTCATTATATAAATCAAAACCATTGGCATTAGAATTAAAAACCCAAGTTATTTTTTTGTCTGCACGATTAACTTCAAAAGCGTCTCCTTCCTCGTACATTATACCGTTAATAAATAATTCTACGTCCTGAGAAGCAGGTTGATTTGCAAGAACAAATTCTGTTGCAGGAGACTTAGGGTCGTCAAAATCGGACAAATCTATTTTTTCTTTAACAGGAAAAACAGTTTGTTTTAAAGCGTTTACAAGGGTGGTTGTATAAACGTTATATGCAGATAATTCTTTTACTTTTGCAACTAACGACATACCACCGTCAATTTGTCTAAAATTAATTAGTTTCATTAATAATCACCACACGTTTTTTTAAAAATTTTAAACAATATCTGCACTAAATAAATAAAATAATAATTGAAGAATAACAGTATTTTGTGTAATAATAATATAGTATATAAGTCTCACTCGAGGAGGAAAAATTTTGAATTATAATTGGAAAATTAAAGGGAAGTACGAAGAGGGATTGTGGAAATTTATAAAAGACGAGCATTGTTTTTCAACAGATAGATTGTTGGAACGTTTTTTGGATTTTAAACAAATTAGTAAATTTGATGAACATACTTTGCCTAATATAGACAGTGCTGTAGAAAGAGTTAAAAAAGCTATTGACAATGACGAACATATTATGATTGCGGGCGACTATGACTGTGACGGGGTAACAGCTACAGCAACTATGGTTGTTGGGTTAAGAACAGTGGCACGTAATGTAAGTTGGATAGTTCCTCTTAGAAAAGACGGATATGGCTTATCCAAGAAAATGATACAAAAAGCTATTGATAAAAAAGTAGATTTAATTATTACTGTTGATAACGGTATTAATGCCAATGAAGCTATTGATTATGCAAGGGAAAATAATATCGACGTTGTTGTTACAGACCACCATATATCAAATGGTAAGCTACCAAATGCTATTGTTGTCGACCCGTTTATTGATAGTTCAATTGCTTTTAAAGAAATTTGTGGTTGTATGGTGGCATTTAAGTTTTTGCAAGTATTAATCCCCGATTTAAAAAATAAAATTGGTATCGACTTTTTTGGCGAGCTTACTACTTTCGCAACAATTGCTACCGTTGCAGATTCTATGCCTTTGTTAGAAGAAAATCGTAGATTTGTTCATTTCGGACTGAATATAATGAATAATCCGAAATATTTTATTGGTTATGGTGTAGAGCATTTATTAAAAAAGGGGAAGATACAGCGAGGGGCTATTACTTCTTCAAGTATTGGTTTTACTATAGCTCCTATGATTAATGCTATTGGTAGAATGGACGACGCTTCAAAAGCTGTAGAATTGTTATTGACAGACGACGAAGTTGTTGCAGAACGACTTGCAGAACAGGCATTTAAATGGAATGACGAACGTAAGGATTTGGAAAATAAAAAAGTTGCTGAAGCAGAAGTAGACGAAAATGACGGTGTTTTAGTTGTTGTTTTTGACGACGTTCCAAAAGGTGTAGTTGGTGTACTTGCAGGTAAAATCGGTGGCAAGTATCAAAGACCTTGTTTTGTTATGCGTAATGATAATGGTATTCTTGCAGGTTCGGGTCGTGGTATATCAGATTTTAAATTGAGAGATTGTATTACAAGCTGTGCAGATATTGGTGTAGGTGGCGGTGGTCACTCAGGGGCTTGTGGTATACATTCTTTAAGGGAAGAATATTTACCTGAATTTAAAAAGCGTTGCAAGAAATTATATTTTGATTGGCTTGCTCAAAATGACGGTAAGCCTAAAGACCCTACAATGGTTTTCTTATTTGAACTTGGTTTTGATAAGATTAATGATAACTTTGTGGACGATATAGAAAAACTTGCACCGTTTGGGTTGGGAAATCGTGAGCCTATGTTTTGCACGATGAATGTTAATGTTGCAGATTATAAAGTAATCGGTGCAAAAAATAATGCTGTAAGATTCGATTTTGAAAAAAATGGTACTATTTTAAAAGGTATTTGCTTTAATGACGTTAAAGATAAATATATCGACGAACTTGGTGCTCCTGATAAGGTGGACATTGGATTTATAGTTCAGTATAATGTATGGAACGGAAATAAGACGATACAGTTGCAACTTAAAGATATTAAGGCTTGCGGGTGATTTGGTAATTAAAAGAGCTACGGTACAAAAGTCCTAGCTCTTTTATTTTAGTGTCCAAAGCAATACATACGAATTAAACAATTTGCTATTTGATTGTTGTAATGGTTTGGTTGTTTTTTATGTATGGAGTTTTAGATATGGACATTAAAGAACAAATTATAAATAAAATCCTAAACCATAATGTGTACGATATAGCTATTGTTGTTCATAATAACCCTGACGAAGACGCTATAGGGTCAGCAGCGGCATTAGAAAATGTTTTGCTACAACTAGACAAAAATGTAACTTTTGTAACACAGAATAAAATCAGGAAAAGATATGCAAATATTGTAGGTAGGCATCGAGTGAATAGAATAAATGTTCCTTACAGTCATTTTGATATGGTTTTTGTCCTTGATTGTTCTGACGAATCAAGAGTAAGTTTTGATTTGACTAGAATGAGTGATACAATAATTGTTATCGACCATCATGCAAACTATAAAGAATATGGTACTTTGTGTTGGCGAGAGAATGTAATTTCCGACACAATATTGATTTATAAATTGATTAACAAAATGCAGGAAATGAAACTTAATGTTAAATTTAATAAAGAAATTGCAACAGCGTTGTATATGGGCTTGCGTGGAGACAGTTTTAATTTTAGAAATCCTAATGTTACTGCAGAAGCACATGAAATTTCTGCTGATTTGATAAAAAAAGGTGCTGACTTGAATGAAATAAATGAAATTGAACGTTATCCAAGAAGTATTCTTAAACTCGAACGGGAAGTTTGGTCTAATATAATGTATGACGCTAATTATCGTATAATGTATGCTTTGATTAATAAAGATACTATACGCAATTCTGACACTACTTATGCAGAAGCCTCTCAGATTATAGATATAATGAAACTTATGCAGGACGTGGACGTTGCAGTTTTGTTTTTGTCTGCTGAAAAGAATGTGTATATTAAGGTTCGTAGTACTAAATATGATGTTGCTAAAGTGATGGAACATTATGGTGGTGGTGGACACAAATTAGCTGCGGGTGCAGTAGTGTTTTCAGATTCCCCGTTTTCACTGATGAATTCAGTAATTAAAAAAATAAAGGAATTAATAGATAAAGAAAAACAAGCAAAAAAGAGCAAAAAATAAAATTTTTGCTCTTTTTTGTGTTGCTGTTATAAAGAATAGATAGACGTTTATTTAAAGTGTAGAAGGGCAACCTATTTTTCGAGAAGGTTATGGTAAGTAGCATTTGAACGATAACTATACTTGATATACTTAGTACTGAGTATTCAATCGGGTCAATGGATGTACTATAGAATGGTACGATAACATATGCAGTATTGGATTAAGAGTTGTACCTTCTCAGTTTTTTTAAGGAAATGATTTTATATGAAAAGATATGCAGAATTTCGGCAAGTAAAATTAAATGGCGACGAAGCCATTCAATATATTACAGATTCAATGGCAAACAAAATGAATATTCAAATTGAATATCAAGGTTCAGGTTGGAGAACTGTATTGCCATATTCCTTTACCACTTCACAAGATAATAATTTATTGGTGATGTGTTATAAACAGGACGGGTCAGTTCGTTCATATAGATTTGATAGAATTGAGCAATTATTTGTAGACGATTCCTTAATGAATGTTGATAATAATGAAACGGGTATAATGATTACGGATTCTAGCGAAGAAATCCATAATAATATGAGCGATTTTGAAATTCCGTATTTACCTGAATATGACGATATTCTTGAATTGTCTGAAAATGAAGAAGGTGAACCGTTCCAAGAGGCTATTGATACTTTGGAAGAAGGAGAATATTTTGAACCTCAACAATATGACGAGGACGGTAATCCTATAGAAGAAGACACAGAAGATTTTGACGTTTCTTCTGATAATTCCGAAGATTTGGAAGAATCTGACGACAATATGGAAAACGAAGACATAGAAGAACCTGTTGAAGAAGACGACGCTGATTTTGATTTGGACGAGGAAGAAAATTCAGAAGAAGAACCTGTCGATTTTGACTTGGACAAGGAAGAAACAATATGATAAATAATGAAATAAAAAAACAAATTACATCCATAATTAATTCAATGTCTGACGAGGACAGAGAATGTATTTGCGGTGATTATGGAATGGAATTTGCTGTATATGCACAAGTTTTTGTTGACCAAGAAAAACCTGTAGCCTTTATATATTTTGAGGACATTTCAGAATGTATGGATAAATCGGGTGAGGTTGCTGACTTGAATGTGGTAATTGGGGTTAGCAAAGAATATAGAAGAAAAGGCATAGCTCAGGGAATGGTAAAAGACGGCATTAAGTGGTTCATAAATAGTGATTATGAACAATTATTATGGCAAGCTGCAAATGAGGGTAGTGACAAGCTTGCTGAAAAGTGCGGTTTTACTTACGGCTGGATAAATGACGACGAAATTGTGCGGATTATCACAAATCCTTCAAAAATAGTTTGGGTTTTAGATACAGAAAGGGACGATATAATGAATAAAAGAGCAAATCCAACAAACAATCCTGTAGAGATTGCTAATGCGTATGAGCATTATGGACTCAATGAGAAGTCTAAGAATAAAGATGCGGTTCCAGCTTGGATGGAAGATGTACTTACAAAAAAGAAGGAAACGCCTAGAGTAAGTGATTTTGAAGGTATTTATCCCTAATAAAATTTTACTTACTTTTTGGGGAAATTAGTCTTGACAGTACCATAAAGTTTGTTTATAATAAACATAAATGAAAGACACGGAATGCTATGTCTTGTGTAGCTTGAGGACATGGCATTATTAATTTCATAAAATTTTGATGAGAATGAGAGAGGTATTACATCAATGAGCGTTTTGGAGTTTGACCCAAGTTCCTGTGTTATGTTAAGTGAGAAAGTGGAATATAGCACTGAGGGGATTATTAAGAGAGTTAAGGAAGCTGTCATTAACATTGTTAATGAGGTCAAGAATACTGTAAAATTAGTTTGTAGTACTGAGGAAACGGAGTTCGATGCAGAATTTTGTATATTATATAGTGAGTCACCAATAAAACTTACCGAGGCTCAACGCATTAAACGAGAACGGGAGCTTGAGCTTAAAAGGTTTACTCCACCTACGGTAGAAGAAGCAATTTTGGATTATCAGAAAGGTGAACAACACGCCTTTGATTATGCCTATAATTTGTTCAAGAAAAAAATTGAATTTATGGCACGAGATAAATCTAAAGGAAATCAAATGATTTATGAAGACCTTCTCGAAGAACTTCAATATAAATTTTTTGATTGTGCATGTAAGTATAAAGGCGGTAAAGTAAAGTTTAATACTTTCTTTTGGAATTGTGCACAAAATGCTGTGGGTATGTATTACACAAGAAAAAGTGCCAAGAAACGTTGTAGTGAGTTTGGAGAAGTTTCAATGTATTCTAGCTCCCCTATTGATGAAGAAGTCAAAGTTATCGACGCAATTCGAGACGATAGTCAGGAAGGGATATTCGATAAACTTTGTCTTGTACAAGCTGTAAAAGATAGAATTTTACCTTTATTTAAAGGAAAGGACTTATATATTATTAATCTTATCGTATCGGGATTGGAAATTAAAGATATTGCAAAGAAGATAAATATGACCCGTGCGGGAGTATATCTTCGTTGGAAAAAAATTAAAGAAACAGTTCAACATATTTTAACTGTTGACGAAATTCGAGATATGATGCAAATGAGTTATTGAAAAAAATAGAGCGAACCACAATAGATGGTCAGCTTTGACATATTTGATATTTGGAAAAAATTTTAGTTATACAAACAGTTGTGCTAGAACTGATAGTATAAAGTCTCTGAGGGCGATGTGGCTAAAATAAAATATCGCCCTACTGTAGACGAAATTTAAATTCGGGGTTTATCAGTGTTGGTCGCATTGATGGTCACGTACCAATAAAAAGTCGCCTTTGTCGGGCGACTTTTTATTTTTGTAAATATAAGTAAAAATGTAATGACATACATTACGCTTTTTTTTATATTAAATATAATAGAGATGTAGAATATAAATAAAAGGGGATGTAATGTTGTTAAAAAGAAATTTTAAATATAATAAAGATAATATAGAATTTACAATAGACGGCACAAAAATTGTTTGTACAAAATCGGGTACAACGTCAATTAATCCTTTAAGAATTCCACAAAATTGTCAAGAGGTTGTTGATGGTACTGTAGTTTGGAAAATTTTAAGACGGTTAGGAGAATAATAATGTCAAAGATAGATTTAAACCAAATTAAAGGCGGTAAGGAACTTAAAAATGATATGCTTAAAGCTTTGGTCATTTGGAATCCAAAGACAAAATATGCTAAAGAACAAACCGTGCTTTTAGGGACTAAGATTTATAAATGCAAGACTGAAAATCAAGATGAAGAATTTGACGAAGCAAAATGGATATTTGTAACTGAATTGACTACTAATAATTTTGCTACTAATGAAGATATAGATAGTTTGTTTGAATAAATTGATTAGGGAATGATTGTTGTGAGTGAGAAAGAAAAAGGCGTGAATTTTGAAGGTCTTAAAAGATATGATGAAAGGCTTAAAGAAGCGTCTAATATTTTACAGCGAAATTGTGAATATCAAATAGACGACATAGTACATTATAAACAATATTGTTTAAAATGCGTTAAAGCGGGAACTACGAGTACAGGCAACGTTGATTTTAGCACTAATGTAATTATTGATGGCACTGTCGTTTGGGAAAAATATAAACAAAAAACTGTTTATTACATGAACCAACCTGTAGGTCATATTGAATATGCATATGACGTAATGGAAGGGTATTTGGTTTTTGACGGCAGTACATATAATCGAGCAGAATATCCCGAATTAATAGAATGGATTACAAATAAAAATTTATGGACAGAAAATTCTGAATATGGTAAATTTGGCGTAGGAGACGGTACAACCACTTTCGTTATGCCCAACTTTTTAGCTAGGTTCGTGGAGGGGTCTTTAGAAAGTGGTACAACAAAAGAAGCAGGATTGCCTAATATTGAAGGAAGTTTATCAACCTCTGACCGTAGAGGTTGGGGGTTTGCTAGTTTAGGTACAGGAACAGGTATAGGTGCAATTAGTCCTGATAATTCTTATGAGGTTAGTAATGCAGGTTCAGGTGTTGGTAGTTCTTACCTTGGCGGTTTCTCTTTCGACGCTTCTCGTTCTTCTGCTATCTATGGTAACAGCGACACTGTACAGCCAAAATCAGTTACATTAATTCCCCAAATCAAATATTGTAATGATACATATATAAATTATATTGAAGAACATTGGTCTGATTTTGAGGATATTTATTATAAAAATAGTTTCACGATTATTTATCCAAATGGTGGTACAGAAGCTAATCCTGCGAATATAAGTATTAATAGTAGGTATGTCGAAACAAATCCATTTGCAGGATATAGAGTTTTTTGTGATGTTGAGCTTTACTACAATAATCAATGGGGCAGTACAGAACTAAATACCTATTCAAATAATGGTTTCGGAGTATATGTGGGTCAACATAATGACAATTCAATTGTAATTCAAACAGGTAATAATAGTTTATTGGGAACAAGTTCTATTATCAGTAATACTTTTGGGGTGTCAACGAGTATTAATACACCGTTACCTTGCCGTGTCAAAGTCTGGAAAATCGGAAAGATAGAGGAATAATATGGATTTAGTAAAAGTAGCAAGAGAACTTCTTGAAATTGAAAATGATTGGCAAAGACATGGTTGGTTTGCAGAAGAAAAGTATGAATTGATAACTTTTAAGCAAATATGGTCAGACACGTCGGGTGGTTTTCAAGCAATTGTAACACAGGACGCTTTGATTACACAACAGACATACATATTGTTTTCTTGTGATAAAGAAAACCCACATTTGGTATATTTTGACGGTAGGTTTGCTTATGGAGTACAATACGGCGATACTGCTTTTGAAGAAGATGTGGCGAATCAGCATGTCATGGGGAAAAGGGACGCTTTAACGAAATATAATGTAATAAAATGAGTTTGTGTGATGCAAGCTCATTTTATTTACTGTATGAATAATTGTTATCGTTTAGGTTTCTGCCATAACAACTTGATAATTGTAAGCACTTTCAATATTTGTTTAATAGGACTAAATGTTTAGTTTTACTATAGAATATAAAAGTTGAGGTGATAACTTTGGCTAATCTAATTAATTTGGCACAGATTAAAGGTGGTCTTAAATTAAAAGAAACCTTGGACGCTATTGAAAAGTCTTATCCTGCGTCAAAAGTAACTACAACTAACAAAAAGTTGGTATATAAAAAAGCAGAGGATGGTGAAACCGCAGACAGTGAAGGTTTCCTCCTTGACAAAGACGGTAAACGGGTAGTTGACGAAACTTCCGAACTTACTTATACTGCACAAGAACTTTTGACAGAACTTAAAACTGCTATGGATAGCTTAACAGGCGGTGTAGACGGTAGCGGTTCTATTCAGGAACAGATTAAGAAATCTGTAAAGACTATTACAGACCGTAAAGTAAATGATTATACAAGAGTTTGGATTGGTGGTTATAATAGTTTAGACGATATTGAGTTTTTTAAGCTTGATAATACTTGGTCACAGAAGATGACTTTGGGTCAAAATCCTGATTTGCCTACTGATTTGAGCGGTTTAAAACTTACTCAGGACGACCTAAAGAAATTTGTTTTAGACGTTCCTTATGTTGTTTATTTGCAGAATAATACCATTGTTTTAGACGAATTTGAAAATAATGTGTATGTTACTTTTACAAAAGACGCAACAACAGAGGAAATTAAAGCTGAATTGTCTGCTGTACCTTGTAGTTATAGACGTGTAAAAGAACAAAAAGAAGTTGTTGATGAAGCAGTTACTATTGAAAATGATAAACATACATTGATTTTGGCAAATAAATATATTGACGTAACTACTTTGGTGGTAAAAAATGCCGAAGGTACAGTAATTGATTCTTCAACCTATTATGTAAAAGCAATTGGTGGAAAAATTGAGTTCCGTAAAGAACAAAAAGAAACTGATTTTACAGTAAGCTACAAATACACTAATTATAAAGACGAAGAAACTAAATTCCCAACTTATCCATTAACATATATAGAACCTAAAAAAGACGGTGAAAAAGGCATATGGAGTGGTGCTTGGTTCAAGATTTATCCTGTTCAGCAGACTACATTTGGCAACTTAGACCCTGATTATATGCTTGATAATTTCGAGCTAAACAACTTGGCTATGACTGTTGCCGTAGCACAACTTCAAAGAAATCTTACACAAGAAACTGATATTGTTAATCAGATTGTAACTGCTGTAGGAGATTCTGTTGTTCAGACAGCTTTGCAGAATATCACCGAGACATTGAGCGAACGTGTAACTACTTTGGAAGAAAAGGTACACATTTTAGAAAGCTATGTTAGGGATATATTTAATCCTACCAAGAAAACAACTGAATTTGAGCTTTCAAAAGTTCCTACTGCTGAATTTGTTGATTGTTATATTAATGGTATCAAATACCAAGAAGAAACTTATTTTACAGTAGATAGAGAAAAGAAAGGTGACGACGGTAATAAGGGTTTTAAACCTACTTTCACTTGGCTGTTTACTGAAAGCAATAAGGGTTTTGATTTGGACGAAAACTTTGAGGTTGTTCTTGAATATCTTGCAGATGATAAAAAAGAAATGTATGTAGCTCCTGAACCTGAGACAAACACTGAAACTCCAAGTGGCGGTGAAGTATAATATAGTTTGACTTAAAAATGTATATTAACTTTAGAGCAATATGTTAAAAAAGATATGGATGTGATAAATTATGTCTACCCCAAAGCTGATTCATGTAAATCAGATTGATAAAGATAGTATTGAGTATGCTTTTGATATTAATAAGCGTACTGAAAAGGTAATCACATTCGTTTTCCCTTCTATTAAAGAAGGTGCTGTAGGTTCTTTTTATAAGTTCCCTTTTGATGGCGTTATAAAAAAAATAGACGCTTATTGTACGAATGAAAGTGTTGTTGATACTGTTTTCCGTATAGAAAAATGTTCTGAAGCTGATTATAGGACATATTTGAATATGGCTCAGAAAGACGCAGAAGATTTGGAAATACAGGAATCAGACGGTACAGTAACACGTGATTTTATGAATATTGGCGTGTCAGTAACGCCTTGGAAGAATATTAATGGCGAATTGGTAAAAATACCAAGTGACCAAACATTCCAAGACGATACATATACTATTGTGGACGATAAAGTACATGAGAATGATTTGTTCCGTGTATGGTTCGTCTCTTGTACACCTGAAGAAGAAAAACTTATGACAAGAATGGCTTATAATTTAACAGTACAAATCGTTATTCAAACTGACGATAATTATTAATTTTAAATGGATGGTGATTATGAATGGCAGCTCCAAAGGTATCTTGGAAACATTTAGATAATGGTAAGTTTGTTGATTTTTCTGCTTGGAATATGAACAAGATTAATGCAGACGATTATTCTGCAAAGCAGACAATTTTCTTATGGAATAATTTTGGTGATAACTATAATGATGAACTTGAAGGTGTAGATAAGGACGCTCACCCTGTTATTTCTGATATGCAGGACGTTCAGATTACTACTACTTCTTCTGACGCAGATTCTATGGATGTTGTAAACGACAAGTGGATTCAGGTTAAACTTTTGTCTATTGGTAAGGACGAAGAAGGTAATGATTTGGAACCTGAAACTGCTTTTACTGCTATTGGTGGTGATACTACTCATACTCTTACTGCAGAAGGTATGCGTGAAGGTTGTATTAGTGGTGGTCGTAACAACGGTTTGCTTAGTGACGTTAACAACTATGCTAAGTTTGAAATGCAGTGCCATGTACCTGCCAATGCTCCTGCTGGTCCTCGTACTTTGGCTACTAGAATTATCTACTACTACACCTAATAGAATATTGAGCTTTTCAATACAATGAGAGGACGAAAAATTATGGAAAATACGTTAACTTTTGATACGGTTAAATGTGTTTCTCCTATAGATACTCAGCCCTTCATTTGGATGGCTGAGTATTTTTCTAATATGGGATTAACAGAATTTGACCTTGGTACTTTGGAAGAAAATAATTTCTCAGATATAGATAAGGAAAATTTGAGAAAATTTGGATTAATTGGTAAAGGCACAAAAATGTTTTTTGATTGTCAAGGTGGCAGTTTTAATGTTGTTGGTCGCAATTTCAGTATTGAATTAGAATGTGACGGCAAACTTTATAGGTTAAATGACGTAAGCAATCATATTACAGACATTATTACTTATAAGAGAGCAGAAGCAGTAATTCCTTATGGTTCACAAAAAGGCGGTCAGTTAAAGCCAAATATTTCAGGATATTTTTGTGGCTATAAAACTAAGTTGTGTATCAACGACGTTAATTTTAACTTTAAACCGATTATTTCATTAGTAGCGGGCAAATTATTATATTTGGATATTTCTTTGTCTGCTGATAGAGATATGGAAGGAACTTTATATATTGCAAAAAATGAAACTAGACTTCCTTACAATATCTCTTTAAAGAAAAATATTACAAGTAGGGTGCATTGGACTATAATGTAACCTTGCAAAAGAGGTGAAAATAAATGGCTGAAGAACTACTTGCAAAATCTAAAACAACAGTCGGTAATGTAGATTTATCCCAATCAACTTTTTGGGCTAAAAATCCAAATGACGTAACTGTTGTTATAGATATGAGTGTTCCCGAGGGTGAAGAATATAAAATTAGTGCTTTTTTAAAAAATGCTAAAGAAGAAGAATTTGCTCCTTTAGAAGTAGATATTATTGACCTTTATGATACTAAAAATGTTGTTAATGACAAATTTACTGCTGTTCATAAATTACAATTTGGTATTGATAGTTCAATGATTAGTGCAGGTACAAACGTGTTGAAATTGATTGTTGAAGACGTACATCCTGCCGAAGGAACAACGGGACAAACCGAATACGATTATGATTTGGTTGTTGAACATCGTAATAGTTTTAAAATTGTAAGACCTTTAAGATACCGTTCCGAATATTTAATTTCAGGTTCAGGTAGTATTACAAACGAAAAAGGCTTTTCTGTAAATACTTCTAATGGTGTATTGCGTAGCACTGTAATTCCAAGACGTGCTATAGAAATGGACGGTAGAGCAACAATTAGAAGCATTATAGTTGACGCTGACGAAGATAGTGAAGGTGCTTGCAAGAAAGATATTATTGTTCAAGCACAAGACGATGAAGGCGATTTTAATGTTCAAAAAATACCTTTCAGCGAGGTGCTTGGTTTTAGCTCAATAGATAAAATTCAAGCTATTGACGCTAAAGACGCACGGTGAGGTGTTGACGTATGAATGGTAAATTTGGTGGTGGGAACGGTAGTTCCACAAGTCCTTATTTAATAGAAGACGCCGACGATTTAAATGCTATTAGAAATTATCCTAGTAGTTATTTTAAAATGGTAAATGACGTTAACCTTGGTAATGGTAAGTATAATACAGGACAAGGTTGGAATCCTGTAAATAAATTTACAGGGGGGCTTGACGGAGATAATCATAAGATATTAAATCTTTATATTAATAGACCCACAGAAGATTGTGTTGGTTTTTTTAGGCAATATTGCTGTGGTATTAATAATGTTATATTTGTAGACCCTGAAATAATAGGACATAATTATGTTGGTGTCATTTTTGGTCATTTTATGGCAGATATGTGGAATGTTCCTGTTTCAAATGTTAATAATGTATCTATTTGTAATGCGTTAGTTAGTGGTAATTTTTATGTTGGCGGGCTTGCAGGAGCATTGTCATTGCTTGGTCATGATTGGCGAACGGGTGGTATATCTTCGGTATTTAGCAATGTTTATGTGGACGTGCATATTCAAGCTAAAGACGCAATTGCCTGTGGTATTGGTCGTAGCGGAAGTGGAATAGTGCCAACATTAAATTGCGATTGTGCTAATGTTGTGGGTTATCGTGAGAATTGTAATTGTAATTGTAAATTATATAATATTGGTTCATGGTTAGTTTCTGTATGTAGTTCAACAGGAACAAGCAATAATGGATATGGAACTACTAATTTCTATCATAGTGTTACATTTAGGAATTGTATTGTGAAATTACATAAAGACCCTTCTATAACTACTTATTATGCGATAACAAATGGCTACTATTCGTATGCAAGTTGTTATGTGGATAATGCAGAATTTGCTCCAATTGTAGCCTCGGGCATTGAATATAAAGACCTTTCTAATATAGATTATTCAACTAATATATTGCCAAATGTTAATCATAATTTGTTTAAAAAAGAACCCGAAGCAAACGTAGAACCACTTAATTTAAACAAAGACTCAATATATTTTAAAATCAAAGATGGTTATGTAGTATATAATTTTACAACTGAACAATGGGAAATGAAATATACACATTTTAACAATCAAAACTCAATTAAGATTGTACAGAATGGTATGAATAGAACTGCTTTGTCAAAGATACCTTCTAATAAGCTTAAAGAGTTGCAAGACGAAAATTCTAAAATTAAAATCGTAAATTGCATTAATGCTCATGAAAAAATAGTTTCTAAATCTGAAACAATAGAAGTAAATAAATTTAAAGAATTTGTTAACAAGAATATTTTTAAAAACAAAATAAAATTTAATAAATACAATGACAAAATTATGAGCATTGTTAAACAATAAGGTGGTGAAATTAATGTCACAAGGCAAGTTCGGTGGCGGTAATGGCAGTTCGACAAACCCTTATTTAGTAGAAGATGTTGAAGATTTAAATGCTATTAGAAATTATCCTAGTTACTGTTTTAAATTAGTAAATGATATTAATTTTGGTAAAACAAAATATATTAGCGGTCAAGGTTGGAATCCTATCAGAAATTTTACGGGTGTATTTGACGGTAATAACCATAAACTAATAAATTTTTATATTAATAGACCTACAGAAGATTATGTGGGGCTGTTTAAGACAGCATATACATTTACAATTAAAAATGTATATTTTATCGATGTAAATATTACAGGACGAGATTGTGTTGGAACAGTACTTGGATATGTAATGAATGACGCTAATAACTTTCAAAATGCATTAGTTTATAATGTGTTTGTAAGTGGTAAAATTAATGGACGTAATCATGTGAGTGGTGTTATTGGTGCAGTATGTGCATTTATGAGAAATTTCATTAATCCTTTTGTTAGTATTTGTGCTGACGTAGAAATTGAAGCGGAAGATGCTTGTGCATATGGTATAGCCTTTAATGGTAATGACGTGTTAGTAGGCTCAATTTATGGCAATTGTTATGGTGATTGTCACCCTTCACATAATTGTACTTCTAACTGTGGGTTGATAACAAAAGGTGAAATTTACACAGATTGCGGTAATGGTAGCTGGTCAAACAATCAAAGTAATAATCAATATAATGTTACATTTCAAAAATGTTTTGCTATATTACATAAAAATCCTAGAGTGTCCACTTATTATGGCATTTCTAATGTCCATAGTGTTTTTTCGGGATGTTATGTAGATAATTCGGAACATAGTCCAATTATATCTTCGGGAATAGAATATAGAAATTTAGTCAATATTAATTATGAGAAAGATATTGTGATTAATATTGATAATGCTCTTTATAAAAAATTTGTAGGTAAAAAAATTGAACCGCTGAATTTAAATCAAGATTCTATATATTTTAAAACGGACGAAGGTTATACGGTGTATAATTTTGAAACACAAGAATGGGAATTAAAATATACTAATTTTAATAATAATAATTCTGCGAAGATTATTTTGGACGGTATGAATAGAAATGATTTAATTAAAATACCTTCTAACAAACTTAAAAAATTATGTGATAAAAATTCTAAAATTAAAATTGTGAACTGTATTCAGGCTCATGAAAAAATAGTTTCTAAATCTGAAACAATAGAAGTAAATAAATTTAAAGAATTTGTTAACAAAAATATTTTTAAAAATAAAATAAAGTTTAAAAAATATAATAATAAAATTATGAGTATTATTAAACAATAAGGTGGTGAATTTAAATGGCAGGTGGCTTATTTGGTGGTGGAAATGGTACTTCTACCAATCCATATTTAATAGAAGACGCTTCTGATTTGTTTCAGATTAAAAACCATAAAAGTTCTTATTTTAAATTAATGAGTAATATTAATCTTGGTGAACCGCCATTTAATAAAGACTATGGCTGGGAACCTATCTCAGGGTTTACGGGATATGTTGACGGTAACAATAAAAGAATTTATAACTTAACTATTGTTAGAAGTGATTCTGATAATGTAGGTTTTTTTGCTGATTATAGTGCAACTTCAAAAGACCACTATACACCAATTTCAAATGTATCTTTTGAAAATGTTGGCGTTCGAGGTAAAGTTAATGTAGGTGCAGTTATTGGTAAGTATACAACTAATTCTGACGCTTATTCTTATCCTTTGAATAATGTATATGTAAGTGGCTCTGTTGAAGGTGATAATTGTGTAGGTTCTTTCATTGGTAGAGTTCATTATGCAGGAGCACAAAACAAGACTTTAAAATTAACTCTTGATTGTTGCACAAATGCACAATTGGGTATTACTAATGCAGATTCTACTTATATTGGTCAGATTGTTGGTTTAGTAACTGACACTTGGAGTGGAGATAATGCTACTGCTAATACTAGTGCTTATTTTGAACGCACAGTTGGTAGAGCTAATGTTAGTAAGAATTCACGTAAAGTTATTAAGCAAGGTAATTTTACTTATGACTTAAATGCCAAAGATAGATTTAAAGATTGTTTTATGGACACTAGCTATTGGCAGATGTCAGATTTTAAAAATCCACATACAGGATTTCAGTGTATAGATAGTAGTTTGTTAATGGAAATTGAAACACAAGCTCCATTAGTTAACGTAATGAACGCTGACGGTAAAACTCATAAGTGGGCTACTTACGACAATACTTATCCTGAATTAGTGATTTCTTTGCCTGATTATATTTTCATTAAGGCAGATAATCATTTCTTTACTTATGATTTTGTTGCGGGTTCTTGGGAAGAAATTGATTTAGTAGGTAACAAAAAAATGCCTACTCGTAATCAAGCAATTACAAAAGGCATTAGGACTTTACAAGATATTCCTTCTGTTAAATGGGACTTCTTTAAAAAAGGATTTGCACAGGTAGATATTTATGACGTAACTGATAAAACAGATACTACTTTTCAACATAACGTGCCTGTAAACAATAGTTTGATGACTATTATTGAAGATTCTGCAAAACAAAGCACTAACGAAAAGAAAGTAAATATGTCTTTAAAAGTTGATACTTCTAATGTCTATGGTGTTTTATCTGCAATTAAAGGGTGGTAAATATGGCACAAGGCAAGTTTGGTGGTGGCAACGGTAGTTCAAGTAATCCTTATTTAATAGAAGACGCTGACGATTTAAATGCTATTAGAAATTTTCCAAGTGGTTATTTTAAAGTAGTAAATGATATTAATCTTGGTAAAGGGAAATATATTAGCGGTCAAGGTTGGAATCCTATACAAGATTTTACAGGAGTATTAGACGGAAATAACCATAACATTATTAATCTCAATATTAATAGACCTACAGAAGACTTTGTGGGTTTCTTTAAGGCTTGTTATGGAACTATTCAAAATTGTAGTTTTGTTGACTCAGAAGTGATTGGACACAATTATGTTGGTACTATTTGTGGTTATTGTATGGCTGAAGCGTCTTGGGGTGGAAGTTTAAGCAATGTATTTGTTACTAATGGTAAAGTAACAGGAAATAATGTTGTTGGTGGTATAGGACATTTTGCGTTATTTCTTGGAAACAAAACAATGTTTAATAATGTTTTTGTTGATGTAAAAATTAAGTCCCAAGACGGGTGTGCTTATGGTATTGGTAAGGGATTGTCAAGAATAGCATATAAATTGCAAGGGAAAATAAGAAATAGTCAATGTTATGGTTATGACAGGAGAAATACTTGGAATGGATTTTTAGCAAATTGTGTTTATAATTGTAATTGTTGGGATTGTGGAACTCCTGACCCAGCGTCGTGGAATTATAGTATGGTTTGTGTACATTGTTCTACAAAAATCCATAAAGACCCGTCTGTGACAGTATATTATGCATTGTTTGACGTTCACGGTTCATATTCCGCTTGTTATGCCGATAATTTTGAACAGTCGCCCATTGTAGCGTCAGGTATTGAATATAAAAATCTTTCTAATATAGATTATTCAACAAATATATTGCCAAATGTTGATGCAAATTTGCTTAAAACAGAATGGAAATCAAAAGTAGAACCGTTGAACTTAAATAAAAATTCTATATATTTCAAAACAGATAAAGGTTATGCAATATATGATTTTGTAGCTAATGAGTGGGAAATTAAATATATAAGGTTTACAGATGAAAACTCTATTAAAATTATTCAAAATGGTATGAATAAAGCTGACTTGGCGAAAATACCTGTTGCAAAACTTAAAGAATTGCAAGATGAAAACAATAAAGTTAAAATTGTAAATTGTATTAACGCTCACGAAAAAATAGTTTCTAAAACTGAAATTATTGAAACAAACAAGTTCAAAGAATATCTTGATAAAAATATTTTTAGAAAAAAAATAAAATTTGATAAGTATAATGATAAAATTATGAATGTCATTAGAATATAATATAGTGAGGTGATTTTCTTTGAATGGTAAATTTGGCGGTGGCAAAGGAACAACAGAAAAGCCATATATCGTAGAAGATATATTTGACTTTCATAAGATACGTGTTAGACCAAACAAGTGTTATAAATTAAATAACAATATTGATTTTAACACACCACCTTTTGATAAAGGTTTCTTGCCTATTAAAAATTTTACAGGTCAATTAGACGGCAACGGATATAAACTTTTAAATGTTTATATTAATAAAACAACTATGACCAATGTTGGTATTTTTGAAACCATTGAATTTTATAACATAAATTATCAAAATCAGCGTCCTTGCATTAAAAACCTTGTTGTTGAAAATGCAGACGTATATTCAATGGGTACTTCAGGAATTCTCATTGGTAAAATGATTTATCATTACAATTGGAATACTAGTAATTACGGTGCGTTTTTTGATAACGTATATGTAAGTGGTAAAGTTTCAGGTAAAGAATATTGTGGTAGCTTGGTAGGCTATTTGTATTTGGAGCAAGGTTATGCTAATCCATTTACTTTTGCAAGGAATATTCAGCTTAATACTACTTTGAAACCACAAAGCAATTTGTGTTATTCTTCTCCTATGTTTGGATTTGTGCAGACCAACAATGGTTCTTATAGCACAAATGTTAGCTTGTTCAGAGATACTTATATCAATACTGAAATGGATGATTCCTTGGTAACTTTACAACCTGCAAGAAACTCTGTATGCTGTAACTGTAATGTTACTCAAACTGATTCTGTTCATTACAAAACTCCAAATACTTTTGTTGATACAACTAATTGGAAGGGTGCAACTTCTGCATATTTGAATTGTTTAGATACAGAAACTATTGCGACTTCCAATAAAATGGAATTTTTTCAGAACGCTTTGGAAAGCCTTGAAACTTGGAAACTTAGATATAATACCGCTCCTGAATTAAAGATTTTGCATAAGGATGTGGTTTTATTCTATGTTCCTTCAACTCTTAAATACTATAAGTATGATTTGAGCGATGAAAAAAATCCAAAGTTTACTGAGGTTAAGGTGCTCGACTATAAGAAGATTGAAAATGAATCTATGGATATGAGCAAGATTAACAACGAAGTGTTCCAAAAAGCTTTAAGAGATATTGGCAATTTTAAAATTGTTAATATTGTGGATAAAGATAACGGCATGGTGGTTAAATACGATAAGAATTTTGCACTAAGTCGTGATAGTGTTAACGATTATAACAATAAAGTTATTTTTAAGAAACAATTGTCTTTTGATACCATTGGGAAAGACGTATTTAAGGTGATTAGTACAATTGAATAAATTATAGAAAGGAAGATTTCTATTGAATGGTAAATTTGGTGGCGGCAATGGCAGTTCCGCAAGTCCTTATTTGATAGAAGACGCTGATGATTTAAATGCTATTAGAAATTATCCTAGTAGTCATTTTAAAATGGTAAATGACATAAACCTTGGTAATGGTAAGTACAATACAGGGCAAGGTTGGAATCCTATAAAAAATTTTATGGGTTTTTTGGACGGAGATAATCATAAGATTATTAACTTGTGTATTAATAGACCTTCTGAGGATTTTGTTGGTTTCTTTAAATCGTGTTATGGTGCTGTACAAAATGTTACGTTTGTAGACCCCGAAGTAATAGGACATAATTATGTTGGAGTTGTATGCGGTTACAGTTTAGCTTGTTCGGCTAATGGAGCAACAAGTTCTTATGTTGGATATATATATATATATATAGCAAATGCTAGGGTGACTGGAAATAAATGCGTTGGTGGATTTTGTGGTGCTATTGTATTAGAAGTTAATCGGTATTTTAATTCCATGACGGTCAATAATATTTTTATTGATTGTATATTGAAATCAAATGACGCAATTGCTTATGGATTTGGTTATGGTGCTAGTACAACTATTTGTGACGTTTATAGAATTGGTTATCATGAAAGATATTCAATGGTTGATAGAAATGGCGTTTTGACCAATTGCACAAAAATTTCTGACGCAGAATGTTGGTCATATTTTAATTTTGCCAATGTTCCGTATAGCAATGTTTATGTGAAATTACATAAAGACCCTTCTATAACTACATATTATGCTATATCAAATACCTATTCGTCATATTCGGCTTGTTATGCTGATAATTCGGAGTTTTCTCCGATTATAGCGTCGGGCATTGAATATAAAAATCTTTCTAATATAGATTATTCAATAAATATATTACCAAATATTAATCATAAATTGTTTAAAAAAGAGTGGAAATCTAAATTAGAACCACTCAACCTAAACAAAGATTCAATATATTTCAAAACTAAAGATGGTTATGTAGTATATAATTTTACAATCAAAGAGTGGGAAGTTAAATACAAGAGATTTACAAATGAAAACTCTATTAGAATTATTCAAAATGGTATGAATAGAACTGACTTGTCTAAAATACCTGTTGCAAAGCTTAAAGAGTTGCAAGATGAAAACAATAAAGTTAAAATTATAAATTGTATTAATGCCCATGAAAAGATTATATCCAAGGTTGAAACTTTGGATATAGGCAAATTTAAGGAACAATCAAACAAGAATGTTTTTAAAACAAAGATTAAGTTTAATAAATATAATGATAAAATCATGAACATTACTAGAAAATAAACTGAGGTGATTACATTGTCACAAGGTAAATTTGGTGGCGGTAACGGTACTGCCAATAAACCATATCTGATAGAAGACGTTGCAGATTTAAATGCTATTCGCTTCTATCCAACTAAATGTTTTAAGCTTACTCAGAGCATTAATCTTGGTGTATATCCATATAATGTAAATAAGGGTTGGCTTCC